AGGTGGAGCAGCCAGTTCTTGTGGAAGTGGAGCTGCTGGCGCACCAGGTTCAAGTACAACCGGACCAAATGCACCAGACAACAGAGCTGGTGGTGGTGGTGGTGCAGGAGGAACTGGACCAAATCCTGGCGATACACTTGGTGGCAATGGTGGTTCAGGTGTGGTAATAATAAGGTATAGGTATCAATAATGAGTGAAGTAAAAGTAAATAAAATTAGCCCACGATCCGGCACAGATGTTACACTAGGAGATAGTGGCGATACGTTCACAATTCCTAGTGGTGCAACAATTAATAACCAAGGTACAGCAGTAAACTTTGGTGCAACAGGTTCAGCGTCTTGGGTAACAACAGTTAAGACATCAACTTTCACAGCAGTAGCTGGTGAAGGATATTTTGTAAATACAACAGGTGGAGTAGTAACAGTTAACCTACCAGCAGGAACTGCAGGAGCAGTTGTTGCAATAAAAGATTATGCAGGAACTTTTGACACAAACGCTTGTACATTAGTTCAAAATGGTTCAGATAAAATTGGTGGTTCAACTGTTAATGCAACTTTAGAAACAGAAGGTATAGCTGTTACATTAGTTTTTATAGATTCGACACAAGGTTGGTTAGTAACAGATTCAGGTTTACAATCAGAAGCACCATCAAGAGCGTATATTACAGCCTCGGGTGGAACAGTTTTAACATCATCTTGTGGTAATTTTAAATCACACGTGTTTACTGGTCCAGGTACTTTTACTGTTTGTACAGTGGGTACTGATTTAGGATCAAATACAATAGATTATTTAGTAGTAGCAGGCGGTGGTTCAGCTTCAGGTTATTATGGTGCAGGAGGTGCAGGAGGTTTTAGATTATCTAATGGAAGTTGCACTCCAAATACATCACCTTTAGCAGCACCAGCAGCGCTGCCAGTTACAGCAACAGGTTATCCAATTACAGTTGGAGCAGGAGGTACAGAAAACCCTAGTGCACCATCAGCAGGTGGTTATAAAGGTAATAATGGTAGTAATTCAGTTTTTGCAGGTTCATCAACAATTACTTCGGCAGGTGGTGGATATGGAGATTCAACACCAGAAGGACCAGATGCTTCTCCAGGAGGTCCAGGTGGATCAGGAGGTTCAGCAGGATATGCAACAGGACCAGGTGGAGCAGGAGTAGGTAATACTCCTCCCGTAAGTCCTCCTCAAGGAAATCCAGGTGGTAATATTTATATTCCAGGTGGTGGCGGTGGAGCAGGTGGTGCTGGTGCTGCAGGAACTAATGGTGCTGGGTCAGGTGGACCAGGTGGTGTAGGTGGTGTTGGAAGTTATATTTCAGATGCAATTTTAGGTCCGACAGCCCCAAGTTATGGAACACCGGGTCCTGTAAGTTCAACAAGATATTTTGCTGGTGGTGGTGGAGGTGGAACAAGTAGTGGAACAGCTGGTGCAGGTGGAGCAGGAGGTGGTGGAGCAGGTACTAACATTCCAAATGCTTCTCCAAACGTTCCAAGAAGAGGAGTAGTTAATACAGGTGGTGGTGGAGGTGGAACCGGTGGTTCTGGTGGTGGTTCAGGAATCGTGATAATTAGATACAAATTTCAAAATTAATATGTATTTACTAGTATTTAAAATTAATATATAAGGAGAAACATTATGGCACATTTTGCAAAACTAGGATCAAACGGAAAAGTTATTCAAGTACTAACTTTGAATAATGGTGATATGTTAAACGCTGATGGCGTTGAAGATGAATTAGTAGGTCAACAATATTTAGAAACACATAATAATTGGCCTGCACAAATGTGGATTCAAACATCTTACAATACATCTGGCGGCACACACAAAGATGGTGGTACAGCATTAAGAGGAAATTACGCAGGTATAGGTTATACTTGGGACGAAGATGATCAAATCTTTTGGCCTAAAAAACCTTTTGCATCGTGGGTAAAACATAATGCATCAGCTTCTTGGAAATCACCAATCGGTGATGCTCCAGCATTGACAGCTGAACAAGAATCACAAAATGCAGAAGATCCAGCTAATCACAGATGGTCTTACGTCTGGAATGAAGCAAATACAACTTGGGACTTGACAGACAGTAAAGCATAAATTAAAAATGGTGGTGGTATGCAGAAACAAGTATTAACAGAACAAGCATTATATTTTGGTGATGTGGCGATGCCTAAAGATTGGAACATTGACCGAGATAAATTATCAGGTGACATCTTACAATCAGTAATTCAAAACAAAGATTTTCCGTTTTCACGAACTTGGGATATGTTAAATACCTATATGCGAGATCACGTTAATCTTGAGTATGGTTTTAGTTTAATCAACAAAGAAACGTGGGGAAATATTTATAAACCCAGCGAGACTACAATTCCATTATTAAATATAGACCCAGTAGATTTACGTAACTCACCAGATTATACATTACTTTATGGCGTCAAAGTCAAAGACTGTATGGTCAGAATACACTTTGAAGATAACAGACGTAAAGGAAGAAGTTGGGACATAGAACTTAAAAATAATATGTTCATAATGTTTCCATCAACTAATATGTATTACCTAACTAACAATCAAAAAGATTCATTAAACTTTGTGCAAACAATAACTTATGAATACATTTAAACCTTTAATAGCACAAACAAAACCAATGTCTCATCTTGCTTCTTTAGAAGAATTACAATCTAATAGATTAAAAGATGACTATGTAGAACATCCTGAAGATAGAAAATATCAAGCAGTTGAAAAAGCTGTATTAGAAGAAGGTTTATTACATCCAATAAGAGTTAATAAAAAAGATATGGTAATTGTAACAGGCAATCAAAGATCTTGGTTTGCTAAAAAACACGGATACACTCACATATCTGCAGAGTTTGTAGAATGAATATATCTAATTACTACTGGCATTTTCCTGCAGCACTCACACCAAAATTTTGTGATGATGTAATAGCTTATGCAAATTCACAAGAAGAAGTTATGGCTAGAACAGGCGGCTATGGTGATAAAAAATTAAATAAAGACGAAGTTAAAAATATGCAAAGAAAAAGAAAGTCAGATTTAGTTTGGCTTGATGATACTTGGATATATAAAGAATTACACCCATACGTTCACGAAGCAAATGCAAGAGCTGGTTGGAACTTTGATTGGGAAAGAAGTGAGTCTTGTCAGTTTACAAAATACAAACACAATCAATATTATGATTGGCACTGTGATAGTTGGGATAAAACATATGATAGACCAGGTAATCCAGAGCACGGCAAAATTCGAAAACTATCTATGACTTGTCAATTAACCGATGGTTCCGAATACACAGGTGGTGAATTAGAATTTGATTTTAGAAACTACGATCCACATATGAGAGATGAAAGTCAACACTTAAGAAGAGCAAAAGAGATTTTACCTAAAGGATCTATTATTGTGTTTCCTTCTTTTGTATGGCACAGAGTTAAACCCGTAACCGCTGGCACAAGATATAGTCTTGTTGTTTGGCATTTAGGAAAACCATTTAAATAATATGTATATAAATAATTACTTTAACACGACCATTTGGTCAGAACAAAAACCAGAGTTTATAAAATCTTTAACTAAAGCATCTAATAAATATATTAAGGCTGCTAGAAATTTTCCAGAGGCTAAAGCACATATAAAAAAGTTTGGAGACTTTGGAAGAAGTTATCATTCAACACCACTTACAGCTGACAATGACTTTTTAGATTTTAGAAATTACATTGGTCAAAAGTCTTGGGAGTATTTAGACCATCAAGGTTTTGATATGCAACAATACACAACACTATTTAGTGAGATGTGGGTACAAGAATTTGCTAAAAAAGGTGGTGGTCATCATTCAGCACACGTACATTGGAATCAACACGTGTCAGGTTTTTACTTTTTAAAATGTAGTGACAAAACATCTTACCCTGTATTTCACGAACCTCGAACAGGGGCACGTGCTACAAAATTAAAAATGAAAGATCAAAAAGGTGTGTGGGGTGGTAGTGAGCTTATTCATTTTAAACCTACACCAGGCACTTTAATTATCTTTCCAGGATTTTTAGAACACGAGTTTAGTGTAGACTTTGGTATTGAACCATTTAGATTTATACATTGGAATATACAAGCTGTGCCAAAAGAGATGGCTAAAGATGTTTAAGAAAAAAAAGTATACAGTTATTCGTCAAGCTATATCAAAAGACCTAGCTAGTTTTGTTGCAAATTATTTTTTAATGCAAAAACAAGTATATGATACTTGTAGAAACGCTAGATACATTTCACCTTTTGAAAATATTATAGGTCACTACGAAGGTAAGGATGAACAGATTCCACATACTTATAGTCAGTATTCTAATATAGCTATGGAAACTTTAATGCTTAAATGCCAACCAGAAATGGAAAAGGTAACAGGATTAAAATTATATCCAGCTTATACTTATGCAAGAATTTATAAAAAGGGGGACGAGTTAAAAAGACACAAAGATAGATTTAGTTGTGAGATATCTACCACTATGAATCTTGCAGGTGATGATTGGCCTATATACTTGGAACCTTCTGGAGAAGTAGGTAAAAAAGGAATTAAAGTAGATCTTAAACAAGGAGATATGCTAGTCTATTCTGGCTGTGAGCTAGAGCATTGGCGAAATAAGTTTAGAGGTAAGGAATGCGTACAAGTATTTCTTCATTATAACAACCGTAAAACACCCGGAGCGAAAGATAATATGTTTGACAAGCGTCCGCATTTAGGTCTTCCTTCTTGGTTTAAACGATGATATAATCTTTAGATGGAGGCAGGGCACCACCACATACCCCCTGCTTCCTTTTAAGGATTAAAATATATGTTATTTGGAGACAGCGCATTTTCGGAATTACCTTTTGCTACAGACAGTGTAGGTACAAGAGCAGAGATTGCTGTTGGAGCTAACACTCTAACAATGTCAATTGGAGTTTTTGCTGTTTCAGCAACTACTATTATAGCAGATATGACTGCTACTCCGATGACTTTGTCAACTGCTTTAGCAAGCGTTATAACTAGCGCAAATATTTCTGCTACCGCTACACCATTAGTTATGACTACTACTTTAGCTACAGCTTCAGGTGCAGCTAACATTAACATAGGTACTAATATCTTGACTTTAGCAACAACGGATGGTACTGCTACTGGTGGAGCAATTGCAAGTCCAGGATCTACTGCATTAACTTTAACAACTACAGAAGCTGGAATTATTGTATGGAACCCAATCAATCCTAATACAAATAGTGTTTGGAAAGAAATAAAA